GTTTCCTGTCCTCGTCTAAAGTTTATGGTAATCATTAAATCTGTGGTAATTTAGATTCTGTAATTAATCCTGGAGCAGTAACTATACTGCTTGTATTTTGTTGATAAGAAGAAAGTATTTCTTCTTTTGGTTCAACGATAGAAATGATTTTATCATTTTTGATTGTAACATTATCACTCTTACTATATGGTGAGTAAAGCGTCATCATCAATTGAACAGGTTTTCCTGGACCTTGTTGATGAGGTATGATAACAAAAGGTTTATTTAAACTTGTACCTTGGTCGTTTTCACTTATTTTGGCGATAACATCTTCACCTGTAACTAATCTTAATATTTTCACATCTGACATAATAACTCCTTAATTGTTTATAATATAACACACATTGACTTAAATGTCAATGTTATTTTTCAAAGCCAACTTTGTCTTGTTTGCCTTTTTTATCAATCGGTCTTAATCGTTTACTTAATACAAATGTTCTATTAGGATTGACACTAATATTCATTTGTCGCATTAAATCTCTATTTACCAATAGATCAGAACCTGATCTTGGTCTTTGGTCTAAACCTATTTCAACATCTTTGTAAGTAAAACCATTAAAGGTTAAATCCATTAATATCGTTGGTCTTATTTCTGATGGCTCGTTAGTAGCATTTGATCTGAATACTTCACTTGTACCGTGTTTTGGTTTAGTATAAACTTTACCATCATACTTCCATTTTACTATTTTACCTTTTGATTCTAAAATTTCATCTGCGTGTAAAGCACAAGCAGCTGATCCATTACCTGTATCAAACTTAACTCTTACTTTACCTATCTCATCTAAATCAATAGTTTCTAACCAACCACATTCTATAAGTGATTGTCTATCCCAATGCGTTCTATCTGATACCCAATCTACTACATAAGACATCATTGTTTCACCGTCTATTCTACCAGATGGTTCTGGATCAGAATAGTAATCTTTGTATTGATAGCCTTCGTAATCAGCACCTGATCCTGGACTACCATTAATTTCTAAAATGTAAGGTTTACCCTTGTAAACAATGTGATCTACGCCACACATATACGCTCTGGACACTCTAGCGGTCTTTAAAACGAGCTCTATTTCTTCTTCACTTAACTTGTAAGGTTCTGCTTCAGCACCTCTATGTGTGTTTGATCTGAAGTCATAACTACTATGAGTTCTTTTTGTACTAGCAAATATCTTATTATCTACAACAAAAGTTCTTACATCAAAATCACATTCCATATATTCTTGTATTAAAACTTCTGCGTTTAACTTCCACATCGCTTGTACTGTTGCCATCAAGCCTTCATAACTTTCTATCTTAATTACACCAACACCTTGAGTTCCTGTTAGTGTTTTCATAATGATTGGAAACTTACCACCAATCATATCTAAACCTGTTTTTATATTTTTTTCATTTGATACAAAAGCTGTTCTTGGTGTAGGTATACCAAACTTCTCAAATAATAATGCTGATGTTAATTTATTATCACACGTAAGCATTGCTGCTCTAGTGTTTAACATAAATGCTTTTGAGTTTTGAAATGCTGATATTAGAGATAACCCAGCTTCGTCTTCTAGTGCGCCACCTCTTGTAATACAAACAGTATCTCTACCTATAAAAGTATGTTCACCATTTTTACCATCATAATTATAAACAGTAAGTGTATTTTTATCTTCGTCTTTTTGTGTGATGATTGTAGTTTTAGTATTTACAATAACACACTTAATACCTTTTTTCTTACAAGCTTTAGATATAAGATCAGCAGTTGTATTTTCTTTAGGGTCTTTTGAATCTGCTACTGTAACAATAGCAATCGTAATAGGTTTTGCTTTACGATCTAGGTCTTGTTCTGTTATAAATTCTCTAAATTTTGGAACCAACATCTATTCATTCTCTGTATTAACTTCTTCCTTATTCTCATCAATCTTTTTTCCAATATTATATTTCGCTGATAAGTTCCATTCTTTTTTTTCTTTAAAAGGTAATACTTTGATTTGAGATAATGGTGCTTTGTTCTCTGCTTGTGATCTGTCCACTATATCAATTAAGTTCCAATCCTGTAATAAAATTGAGATTGTATTTCTTCTCTGTATATCATTTTCTGTCAAAGTTGCTTTCTTACCATCTAACGCAAATAGTTCTTTAAAATGTGTGATGTAATACTTACCTTGTTTATGTAAAATATGACAAGATTGATATAATGTTTTATCTTTTCTACTGGCGACACCGATACGTGTCAAAGTTTCTCTGATCTTTAGGAAGTCGTCTGGTTGTTTAATCGTAACCTCTAACATACTCTCTGGCGACCAATTAATTGTTTCTTCGCTCATTTTGTTCTCCCACCTTTGTTCAAGGTCTCTTTTATAAATTCAATTTGTTCGTCTTTTAGTATGTTGAGAGCTTGTTTTGCTTTCTCATTACTATATCCATAATACTCTTTTACATACTCTAAATTTTTCAATTTGGCTTGTGATAACCACTTGCCACCAAATCGCTTATTTTTTCTAATACTATTTATGTAAAAATGAAACTGGACTTTCTTGTCTAAAAAGTGATACCCATTCATCTCATTTGCTTGAGCGATACAGTCGTAATGCATAGATAAACACTTGTTAATAACGAATGGAGGATACTTTTTTTCCCAAGTTAAATCGTCTGTGTCTAGTAGGTTTTCTTTAGTGAAATTTATAGCGTTAAGGTAATCACGTAACTCATACATATAATAATCCTTTTTCTATCTTCTTTTTTGATGTTTCAAGTGTCCTTTGTGACTTCCCATATAATAATCACCTGGTTCATAATCCCAACGTTTACCGTGATGACCTCTTATATCAGCATACCACATTCTCAACTTTACTATCAAAGTTCTAAATAATGTTCTTCTTGCCATTGTATTCTCTTATTTAAATTTACAACTTGCCATAATTTCAGTTAGACAAGCAATCATATTTATTTCTTGGTCTGCGACAAACGCAGATTTATATTGGTATCCAGCCAAAATTAATATAGATTGAGGAATAGATTTAGAGTCTAAACTTGAATATAGAATTTCGTAAATCGTTCTAAACAAATGAGATGGTTCTTTATCTAAATTTTGAATAACCCATTTTCTCATATCATTAAATCTTTTGTCTTTTAATGATGTTATGAGTTCTTTTGTATTGACTTCGGATAGACTAAACAATATACCACTATCAATCTTACCTCTTACAGAATATCTTTGTAGTTCGTTTATTGTTCTTCTAAAGTCTGGATAGTGTTTTTGTATTAATTCTGCCAATACTTTTTTATCAAACTCTATATCTTCGTCTTTTAAGACGCCTTCTAGGCGTTTTAAGAGGGCAGTAGCAGTCTTTACTCGTTGTCCGTTCGTAATCTTAAAGTCAATGACTGTACAACGACTATGTAACGCTGGTATGATTTTATTCTTATAATTACAAGTAAATATAAATCTACAGTTCTTATAAAATGTTTCGATAAAATTTCTTAACGCAGGTTGCACTGATTCGGCGTTCATATAATCCGCCTCGTCTATGATTATTACTTTGTGATTTGCATCTTCTGTAAGAGATACAGTTGAAGCAAAGTTCTTAATTTTACTTCTTACAGTATCAATTTGTCTACCTTCATCTGAACCATTTATGATAATATAATCACAATGTAATTCTTCACATAATGCTCTGGCGACTGTTGTCTTACCAGTACCAGCACTACCTGATAATAATAGATTAGGTATCTCTTTTTGTTTTAGGAATTGTGTAAATGTATTTTTAAGTTCTTCTGTAAGAATACACTCACTTATTTTTTTAGGTCGATACTTCTCAACCCATAAAAACTCTGACATAATATAAACCTCACTTTATTTCTTTTCTTCATCATATTTAACAGTGACTTCATAGCCACCTTTTCTATCTGTCCACCAATCATCTTCTCTATCATAATCGTGTTCACTTAAAAACTCCCAAAATTTATCTTGTTCTTCATCAGTAGGTTTTTCACCTGTAACTTCTAAAGGACTTCTAAACTCTTGTTCTTGGTGTGATATGATTTCTTTAAATCGTTGAACAGAACCAAACTCCTCTATGATTGCTTCGTCATCTATATCATATTTAAATTCCGAAGCAACGGAGTGCCATTCAGTCTTTTTGACTATCATTAAAACTCTGAATCAGGTTCTAATGCTATCCAATATTGTACTGCTTTGTTTCTATTAACAAAGTGTGAGATTTTTGCTTTTGAAATAGCAACATCATAGTCATCTACGATTTGTTTAAAGTTTTCAGTTCTAAAATAAGCAGTAAACTCTTTATCAGTTTCACCAACATTAACAGAATATGTATTTGAAGACTTATTCTTTTTGTCAGTAGCAACGATTGAGATACTACCATCTTTACCTACAACTGAAATGTCAGGTAGATTTAAAGTTGTTGCACCTTTCATTAAATCTGTAAAATCGTCTTTCTTTAAAGTAAATGTAACATGCTTATCTGGCATATTAATACCTTTACTTGGAGATACAATAACAGATTTATCAGCAAAGAAATATTTAATTCCTCTACTATTTCCTTTTGATATATTTACGTAACCACCACCATTAAATTTTAGTTCTGGTTTATCAAATAACTCAACTGATCTTAAAAATTCAGGTAAGTCATAGATCGCAAATTCACTTTCAAACTTTTCTGATACTTCGGCTTCTGCCAAAATATTTTTCATTGTAGAAATAGTTTGTACTTTGTTTCCTGGCTTAATCAACAAATTTTGATTAATGTCAGAAAAGTTTTTTAACACAGATAATGTGTCGCTTGATAGGTTCATATTTCACTCCTTTTCATAATTTAATATAATATAGTTTATCATAGTATAGTCCGTTTGTCAATGTTATTACGCTGCCTTATAAGCATCTAAAGTTTTTTGAAATTTACCAGCGTGTGATTTTTCTGCTTTTGCTAATGTTTCAAACCAATCAGCGATTTCATCAAAACCTTCTTCTCTTGCTGTTCTTGCCATACCTGGATACATATCTGTGTATTCGTGTATTTCACCTTTGATCGCAGAGTTTAGATTTTGTTCTGTACTACCCATTGGTTCGCCAGTTGCAGGGTCACCCACATCTTCCAAATATTCTAAATGACCGTGAGCGTGACCTGTTTCGCCTTCCGCTGTTGATCTGAATACTTGTGCTACTTCGTTGGCACCTTCTATATCTGCCTTTTGAGCAAAGTAAAGGTATCTTCTATTTGCTTCTGACTCGCCTTGAAATGCGGCTCGTAAGTTATCTTTTGTTTTACTTTCTTTTAGTTCCATTTCAAACTCCTATTAATATATTAATGTTATACTCATTATACACAAAAAGGGCGCTCTGTCAAGTGTGAGCGCCCTCTATGTTAGTTTTTATTTACTTAATTGATATTGTTCTTGGTTTTTTAGACTCTGGAACAATTCTTTCTAAAGACACTTTTAAAAGACCATCTTTTAATTCAGCGCCTTTAACTTCAACATCATCAGCGATTGTAAAAGATTTAGAGAAGTATCTTTTAGCGATACCTTTATGGATTACTCCATCCTCGTCTTTATCTTTTGTTGCTTCTACAGATGATTTGATATTTAAGATACCATCTTCCATAGTAATATCAATATCTTTTTTATTGAAACCAGCAAGTGCTAGTTCAATATCATAGGTATAATCACCTGTCTTTACGATATTATATGGTGGGTAATTGTATCTAACCATTTCGTTGAAATTGTGATCGTCCATCATTCTTTCAAAATGATCGAACACGTTATCAAACCCAACGGTTACTGGTCTTAATTGATTGAATATACTTAATGCTTTATTAGTCATAATTAACCTCCTTGTTTAAGCAAAGTTATTTCTTTATAAGATGAAGACCCATTTGGCGTCTTCACATTTATTTATATAATCATTATTATATAAATTTCAAGTGCCACTTTGTTGTTCACGCTGTAAAGTGGCAAAACAGCGATTTGCGACACCGATAAAATTTATCGGGTTTTTACGCCGTTAAGGACTTACGAACTGCCCCAACCATAATATATATAATACAAATTATGGCGTAAAA